CCTGAACCGGATAAGGGCCGTTGCAACCGGAATCGATGAGCGCGGCGACCGGCGACTCCCGAGCGGTGACGATCTCTTCACAGGTCAGATGCGCATAGATGAGCCTCGCGAGATCATTGGCCGGCTTGTCGTTGGTCTTGGATCCCGCCAGCACACTTACACCTATGGAGCGGTCGAATGTGACCTGTGAGGTGGCGGGGCCGGAATCGTCACGTATCACGACCACCGGCTGCTCCAGAGGAGTGGACAGCTGTTCGGGTTCCCTGTTGGTGAACCGGACCTTGGGGATGCGCGAGCGCAGCCATCCGGTGAGGAACAGTTCTATGTCAGGTGGCAGGTAGAGGGTCATTTCGCGGCCTTCAATGCGCGGGCGAGGTTGCCGGTCTTGGATTCGATGAGCATGGTTTTCGCGTCCGTGCCCACTACCATGACGGCGTCTCGGTGTGCTCTGGATACCGTGCGCAGTTGCAGGCCGTCCCTGTACGCTCCGCTGTCGACGGGGGCACTGGCTTTTGCTGCTTGCAGCACCTTTTCGGCTTTCTGCGTACAGAGGCTTTTGACGCCGGAGCTGCGCAGGATCGATTCGAAGAACGAGTCGTTGAATTCCACTTGTGTCTGTCCTGATGCGGGCATCAGCCGATCACCTCCTCCAGGTTGCATACCAGTGTCGGACGCCAGCCAGTGAAGGCGTTCATGTCCTTCGTCGGGTAACCGACGACGTGCCATTTGCGCCCATCACTGGATTGAAGGCGATCTCCACGTTGCACGTCGATACCGGGATTGTCCGATACGAACTGTGCTGTGCTGATGGCTTCGCTGCGGGTGGCATCATCCTGTTCGACGCTGGTTAGCGAGGTCAGTGCGCCACAGACAGGCAGGTCGTCCGTATCGGTCCAATCCCCTGACGTGGTGTTGTCGGGGTCATAGGGGTCCACCACCTGTTTCCTGCGTTGGCGTGTGAACTGTTCCGTGTACCGTAGGGCGAACATCGAGTTCTGCTCAACGTATTCCGCTGCGGTGCTCATGACACGCCCCAGGTCAGCTTGTAGGGCTGCAGAGCATCCTTTTCGATCTGTAATAACGGGATGCTTAAAGGTGCTCCACCCGCAGTGATGAACGTGACACTTGAACCGTTCGTGGACTGTGATCCGATGACTCCTGGCCCTGTGGAACCGCGTTGGGCGAGCTTCAGCATCAACGATGTCACGTCGGCGACTTCAGCTGCGTCAAACCCGTGTTTCAGTGTGACCGTGACGGCACCTGGACTGTCAGGGAAACAGCCTTTCCGGAGTTTCACCGTTCCTGCCGTGCTCCAGTCAATGTCATCTTTCATTTCAACGCCATTGATTATGAGGCTTGAGATGTCGGTGACGTGCATGGATGGCAGGAGCAGTGTGCGAGCGCCGTAGGAGTTCAATCTCATGGTCTGTTCGATGTTCGGGGCGATGTGCCAGCCACAGTATGACCGTACTGATTGTTGTGCGGCCTTGAGCCATGTCGATGAATCAACCACCAAATCTTTGGATACCAAGTCTGTGATCATTTCAGTCATCGCCCCGTCACCTCACTTCCCCTGATTGACGGTGGAGGTCTTGCGCTTCACCGTTTTGGATGCATCCTTGTTCTCCGGTACACGTTGCGGTATCTCAACCGCGTCTTTCGGCTGTCGCCCTTCCCCGTACAGGAAGGTTCGCCCATTGAGTTCATAGGGTTTCATCATCATCGATCACCTCATGCCGCAGTGCCAAGGGTCACCTTGGCGATAGCTGCAGGGTATTTGACCTGCAGTCCGAGACGTTCGCGCAGACGCACGGTGATCTGATCGTTGGTGAAGTCATCCCCATGGGAGTTTGTGGATTCGATACGGACTCCACCCTTACGGAATACCTTCGCCGCAGTGGAGAATGCGCCGACGACGGCGGTGCCCTTCGCAACGCTGGCAGAGACCACGGTGCGTAGCCCCCACAGTGAAGGATTCTGCATGATGCCGCCATTGCCGTACTGTCCCGCGAAGAAACCACCACCGAAGTACTGCCCGTTAGCATCTTTCGACAGACGGATGCTCTGGTAGTCAGCTGGGTTGATGACGATGCCATCAGCAGCGAAACCGGTCACTTCCTGCACTGCGGTGATGGCTCGGAAGATCAGATCTGGGTCACTGTCCTTCTCTCCCGTGGCGTTGGCGATCGTCTGGATGCCATCGCGGTTGAGTACGCCCTTGATGGAGTTGCTGGTGCCGTCACCAGAAAGCAATGCAAGTTCTTCGCGCAGTTGCAGATCGTAGAGCGCGGTCGAGTTGATTTCGGATACCACGTAGTCGGCGTCCTCTGCCATGTCATCGGTGATCTTGAAGAATCCCGCGACCTCAGCCAGAGAATCGGTCACCCATGTGGGGTCCGCAAGGTGAATCTGTGGCTTTGCGCCGCCCTCGGCCACGAATGCCGTGGACCCATCGAGCGCTCCGAACACCGGATACTTGATGCTATTGCCGGAAACCGTGCCCGAGCCGAGAATGTCGGCGAATAGGAGCGGACGCTGGTAAGGCATGACGAAGTTCGTGTCAATATCGGTGACCAGCGGGCCGAAGGCGCCTGTCGCCTGTCCAACATGCTGCACGTCGGTTGCAGCCTTGAACTCCGCGGTCTGGAATCCACGGGTCTTCGTATCGAGAACGGTCAGGCCTGCATTCTTCAAGCTCTTGATGAAGAACTCGCCTGGAGTCTTGGCATCAATCACCTCGGACTTGGCCTCATTGTCGACCTTGGATTCCTTCTTGTCAAGAGAACCAAGCTGATCAAGCAGGGTCTTCTTCTCCGCTGCCTTCGCCAGCTGTGCGTCCAGATCCTTCACTTCGGAGAGAATGCCCTTCAAAGCGGTGACATCATCTTCGCCGAGTTCCTCTCCGTTGGCGATACGTTCGTTGAACTTCTGCGCCTTGGCGAGTGCCGCAGCGCGTTTCTCCTTGAGATTCACAGTGAATCTCCTTCCTGAGCTGTCTGCTCATAGATGTGTATTAACTGCGACATGGCCTCCACGGACGGGTTGGCTTTCCGCTCCTCGACCTTGGCCTGTTCAGGCTCCTCGGTCTTGGCTTCGGCGTTACCGCTGGCTTCCTCCACATCAAGATTGGTTTTCTCCCCATCCAACTGGGACAGGACGTTATTCAGGCTTTCCGCTGCCGCAGTGATCTGGGACACGGATTCACGCAGAGAACTCTCATTCTTCGCGGAAATAACCCGTCCGGCCTTCACTTCGGCAGTGAGCATGTCGGCTGCGGATTTGACCGCCACGATTGACGTGTCCTGATTCGCTCCGACAGGTACGAACGATGCCTCATACACCTTGAGCTTTCTCAGCTCGTTGGCTGTGGTGCCGTCATCCAACTCGGTTGTTCCCTCGTCGAGCACGTCGAACGCGAAGCTCAGTTGCGAAAGCCGCTTGCCTTTCACGAGGCGGTACACTTGGGCGGATTTAGGCGAATCCATATCGAACTGGCCCTTGACCCACCACCCGTGGTCGTCTGTCCCCATGTCGATGGCACCGCCGAGGTTGTAATCAGGGTCGTCCATGCGATGCCCATACATGATGGGCAGCACGTTTCCTGATTCTTTCCACTGTCGGATGGTGTCTTCAAATGCATCCTTGGCAACCACGTCACCGTATGAGTCAGGTGTTCTTGTGAAGGTGGACGGGTATACCAGGAATTGGCCTTCCTCAAGGTCGTCACCGTCTGTCCGGAACGATACCGGCATGTCCTTGAGCTTCATCTATGCTTCCTCACTGTCAAAATATTTCATTGCCGCAACGTTCGTCTGCTTCGCGAGCATGCCCGCATTGAACTGGTCAATACCGGAAGACACTAGGTCGGATTGCAGCTCACGTTCCCAACGCTTCCAATCGATACTTTCACCAGCTGCCTTACGTGAACTATTGGAACGTTTCATGCGCGCAAACCAACGCTTCACCACATCATCAACTACATCAGGCAGAGGGTCTCCGCCATCCTACGGGCTGGACTGGCCGCCCTCGGTCACATTGAGCGGGACGATGAGTCTGTCCCCACCTTCGAGCCCGGAAAGGTTCTGCCGTGCCCTGCCTTCGTTCACCGTCATCCAAGGAGCACCAATGCTGGTGGACAGAACACTCGCCTGCTCCTCGAAATCACCGGCAAGCTTCGATTGGATGTTGAATTCCAAATAAGGGCTGCTGGCCTTGCTGACTTTCGGCACCAGGAAGGCATTGAGCCTGTCCTGGACCATTTGCATCAATGGCCCCAAGGTCTCCGAGTACAGCATCTTGCGGAACTCCCTGGTGTTGCTGAAATTCGCGTTATCCAGTACCCCTACCATCACGGGGTTCACGTGGTACACCTGGGCCACCGTCTGCAATGACAGTTTCGTCACTTCGAGGAACTCATCCTCCCTTGCGGAGAACCCGACCCTGTTCATGGTCATACCGTCCTCTAAGAGTGGGCTCGAACCCGCTTTACCTCCGGCATCCTGATATTCCTTCCAGTCTCTCTGGAACCGTTCACGGGCTTTGTCATCCCAATTGGGTGCGTCCTTCGGGCGCGACAAGTACATGCCGATACGTCCGCCACGCTTCCACATCTGGGTGCGATACGACCATGCCTGGATCTGTTCGGCCATCACATCCTTCAACGCACGGATAGGTGATACGCCGTTGGCAGGGTCGGATGGACTCCACCCATGGAACACGATTATGTCCTCGGCATCAATGTCCACCGAATGCCCTTGTTGAGGGTCAACGGTGTATACCTGTGGAGAGAACACGTCGCCCTGCTTCTTCATCGTCACCCACGACGGTGGAATTGGTCGGATCGTCCAACCTGACGGGGAATCAGCCGGCACCACAATCCAGTACGCCACATCGTAGAGGGCAATATCACAAACGAGAGAGCGAATTAACTCAAACTGAGTCATATCTGGATTCGGCATGCTTAGAAGGTCCGTCAACGGATCATCGGTGACCCTGACTCTGTTCGTATCCGATTCACGGTTGAACAGTTGCAGACCGACCTGCGCGACATTGTCGCCCATGAAGGATATCACCGTTCTCAGGTGAGGTTGCGTGGCATACAACTGTGCCGGTGATTGTCCTAATACCTGCGCTATATCATCCTGAGTGAACGTGACATTGACCAGGGGGCGATTGAACCAGCCCGAAATAGTGGACCAAACACTCACACGATCCCCCTTTCCTAGAGAACCATCAGCCCATGCTCCGCATAAGCGGAAGCAGTCATCGAAGAATTCGAAGCCTCGAACATCTCAAGCCCATACAGGGCGTACGTCTCCGCGATCAGACCGGAAATGTCCATCATGGAGTTGTTGCGATCCCAGACCTCGACGTCACCGAGTTTGCGCGCCACACCAGCGGAGACGGCCTCATCGATGGCTGGCTGCGGCAGATGCCTCAGCTTCTCCTCACGCACACGGTCACGGAACTGGCCCGTACTCGCACCCAGACGCGGGCCATCGATCGAATCGACCTGGAAACCAAGCTCGGCCAAGGGGTCGATGAGATCCACGGCGCGACATCCCCTGCCCTGTATGGCAACCTCATTGGCACCCGCGGTGTCACGGATACGTTTGAGAAGTTTGGGAACCCACATCATCCCATCCCTGCGGGTCACCACCTCCACATGCGGTAGTCCATCGGCACGCAAGCCCGCAGCGGCGACCCACGTCACCGAACCATCCGCAGTAGTGTCAATACCGAGCACGATCCGTCCACCATCCTCGATCGACGAACCCGCATCGGTGCCACGCTTCCATTTATCAGGATCGAGGTACGTGTCCACATCGGCGGTCACCCACTGGCACAGCACCTCGGTACGGAAACCCGTCTCGGTCATACCTGCGGCGTCAGAAGCCAAAGACTGCACCGTCATGCCACCAAACCCGATACTCGGGTTCGCCTGACACAACGCCTCGGGATCATCCAACGCACACCCATCAGGAGCGGACCATTCGAACAGCCCGATGCTCACATCATGCGAATTCGCATACTCCTCGGCATCCTGCAATCCATCCTCAACGTATTTGTCCCACTCCGCGATCTGAGCGATACCGGCATCACGCTGTGCTTTCAACACCACGCTGGTGCCATCCCCGGCATTGGATATACCCCACAGCTGGCCCGACCAGAAACTCTTGGTTGTCTGCGACGTGGCATTCCAAGCAACCCACGTCTGCTGTTCGCGGAGCTCATCCATAAGCACGCGAGCAGCTGGCTTTCCACGGGCGTTCTTCGCCGCTCTAATCTCATACTGAGCCAGCTTCTTCGACTGGATATACTCCTTGCCATTCGTGTCAGAAACTTTCGCGGTGTTGTCCTGGAGCGCAGGAACCGCAAGATCACCAGCCTCCTCCGTATCCGGCTCCGGGTCACACCACATTTTCACTTGAGCCCAAGGCTCACGGGCAATATCGAGATTCTGCGCGGTCCCCACAATCTTGAACTTCACAGGAGGCACCCGTTCAGGGTGACGCAACGAATCCACCAGAAGCCACCAACAGGCAAGGACACTCGCCAACATGGTCTTACCGTTCTGCCGCGCCACCAGCACAATCACACGGCGGAACCGATACGAACCATCCGGCATCAGCTCCAAGGCATGCACCAAAAGCCACTGTTGCCAAGGACGAAGCTCGATGCCAAGAATCGAACGGGCGAAATCAATGACTTCGTAACCCAGAGAAGTCTCAGGAGTAAGCTCCCTTAAAGGACGAGTCCAAATGCGAGGCTCCATCTTCCCCAACAATGTCGAAGACATGGAACCACCACCTTGAACGAAGAGAGAGACATGCAACCACAACAACTACCGATACAAGCCACGGCCCCAACAAACAGGAAACCCCTATCCACAAGCGCCATAACAGGACTGATTCTCAGCGGCATCGCATTCCTATCAGTCATGGTGGCTGTTGCGATACGCGGCGCAGGTCTATTCGCGGCCCTGGGCAGTATTGCAGCGCTCGCCGGACTCATATGTTCAATCGTCGGCGCAGTATCTAGTAGAGCAACCGGCGTACGGCGAGGCATGGGGATTGCAATCACAGGAATTGTGGTATCAGCCCTTGTCCTGTTCCTTGGTATGTACGCAATCCAATGGCTACAGCAGATGTGATCAGACCGCCTGCCGGTGCTCACGGCGGAAATCAGCGAGCATATCCTTCTGTGAGCCGACTTTGGACTTCGCAGGCGCTTTCTGTGCGACATCAACGGTCATGCCAAGCGCCTGCAAATATTTGAGGAACGTGGGGACCGTCACATTGTCCAGTTTCCCGTTGCCATCAATGAATCCGTCCTCCGCAATCAGGTCGATGCGTTTCGCAAGTACTCTCGACGTAGCAACGAGCGCGGAATCCTTCGCTGAGAGACCGCTCATATTACGCAATGATCGTTCCAACGCATCAGCGACGCTCAGCAACTCAAATCTGGCAGCCACGATTCACCTCCGCCCTACATCGCGCGCGACCCCTATTGAATAACTCGGGGAGAGGGGAACACTCGCACGCGGGAAGTAAGCCGGCGAACGGGTCTCCAGCGATCTAAACGCCCTATCCCCTGCAATATTTTCCTTTTTTATTCGTTTGAATATTTCAGAAATTCTCTAATACCATTGTCTGCTGTGTATTCCGAGGCTAAGTTTAGGTGGTTTGTTGCTTCGTAACACGTTACATATCTTGTGCGCGTGCCTGAAGTTCGCAGGATCGTATTGCATTGTCGGGTCTACCGATACGGGGACGTAGTGGTCGAGTTCGTGTGAATCGTCGGTGCTGCCTGGCTTCGCTGAGTAGTCGATGGGCTGTCCGCATAGCCAGCATGGTTCATTGTCGCGCTGTCCTTGTTCGAAGAACTCGTCTCGCTGCTTCTGGAATGCTCGCGTGCTTACACGTTTCTTGACTGGCAAGCCTCATCCTTTCATGGTTCACGTTCAGGTTGGTGGTGTAGTGTCATCAATATCGGCTGTTCTGTAAGGCCGTTAGGATCCCGTTATGAGCCCGATATTGCAGATGGCTCGTTCACAACGTTTTACGGGGTCCGCCAC